GGGGAGGGGGAGAGGGATATATCTAATGAAAAGGTGAAAAGCTAGAGGGAATTAGTGATTATATTTATAATTATATATGTAAACGCAAAAAAATAAACGGGAAAACGATATGGGAAACGGGGGCTGGGTTGAATAAAATCGATTTTTCCTAGAGGGGAGGGGACCAGGGGGGAGGGGGCAACACCCTACCCCAATATTTATAATATGTTTTTTATATGACACTAGGCTATTAAGGAAATAGAGTAACTGGCTTATGTCACACTTTCCTTACCTAAGGATATTACTAGAGTAATATCTAGGATTAGAGATAGGTTATTAGAGATAAGGAGTAACTAGCAAATGTCACAATAGTAAAAAATAAAATAAACATGTAATTATTTCTATTATGAAAACCTCACCAATAAGACTAAAACAAAAATTATCACCTAAGGCTAAGAAAGCAAAGGCAATACGAGACAAGAAAGCTGCCATGACTAAGAAACGTAAAGATTATAAAGCTGAGAGTCAAATGAAACGTAGAGCTGCATTAAAGAGGGGTGTTAATTTAAAAGGTAAGGATTACGATCATCACACTGGTACCTTTGTATCTAGTAGTAAAAACAGAGCTGGTATGACAGGTAAAGGAACTAAAAACGAATAAAACTAAAAATTATGCCTAAATTTGCAAAGAACCCTAATTCATTTATGAAGAAATATAGTGTTAGCGAAGGTAAACATTCTAAAGTTTCACCTAAAAAATTCTTTGGAGTTATGGGTTCTATGAGTAGAAGAAATGATAATGCAAAATCTACTGGCGCTACGAATATGACGGATGCTATGGAACAAGGACAAAACAGAGAAATGTTTGATAGCGGTATCGGTAGTGGCACCGAAATGGGACTTATCAGCCAATTAAAAGGCTTATTTGGAAAACTCTTCGGATAAAAATATATAGGGATACACCCTAAACCAAAGTTATTAACCTAAAATAAAACCAAAATGACTTATTTGTATTACAAGACTAGTTCATATACTAGCAACCAAAAACCGAATGAAAAAACTATTAACCAATGGAAACATCTTGCAGAGAAGAAAAACTGGAGGATCACCCAATTAGCCAATGGTTTTTACCAAACAGAAGTATCTGAACCAGATAGTGAAGAGTGGCATTCAGTTACAAGAAGAGAAACCATAAAAGGCGCTGAAACCGCAATTGACGGAAGCATCGACCATTTCTCTAAAAAACTAGAGTCTGTACAAGGACCAAAAGTTATAAAGACGTTTAAGTAGAACAAAATTAAATTAAATTAAATGGAATACAATCTACCTAGCGAGATTGTCAAAGATCTTAACTTTGGCGACGACGCTAAAAGTAAAATTTTAAAAGGTGTAGATAAACTAGCGAAAGCAGTTAAGTCTACCTTGGGAGCTTCAGGTAAATGCGTAATTTACGAAGATGCTCTAGGGAAACCGGTAATCACAAAAGACGGAGTAACTGTAGCTGAATCAGTTGTCTTGTTTGATCCGGTTGAAAACATGGGAGCAACCCTTATTAAAGAAGCTGCTAGAAATACAGTGAAGGAAGCGGGTGATGGTACTACTACAGCTACTGTCCTCGCCGAAGCACTAATAAAAGCTATAGATAAAGAGCAAAAAAACCAAGTTTCTGTTAGAGATATAAAAGAAGGTGTAAACTCTGGGCTTAAAAAAGTAAATGATTACCTTGATAACGCTAAAATAGAAGTAAAAGGTGACATGTTAGACAATGTTGCGTCTATTAGTTGTAATAACGATGTTGAGTTAGGTGTTATTATTGCTGATGCTTATAAGAAAGTGGGTAAAGATGGTGTTGTTTTAATGGAAAGTTCTGATACTGATGAAACTTATGTTGAGTTAGTTGATGGTGTGCAGCTTGAGTGTGGGATAACATCACCTCATTTTGTTACAGATACTGAAAAACAACGCGCAATACTAGATAATCCACTAATTCTTATAGTAGCATCTGAGATACCTAATGTTAGAAAGATACAAAATGTATTAGAATTTGTAATAAAGAACAATAAATCACTTTTAATAGTAGCTCCAGTGTCACAACAGGTGAAATCGGCACTTTTGATGAATAAAGTTAAAGGGAATATTAAGATAAATATCATAGATTTACCAGGTTTTGGCCCAACAAAGCGAGATACTATAGAAGATTTAGCGATTTTAACAGGTGCGACAGTAATTAATGAAGAATTAGGTGATGATTTAGACGGAATATCGCTAGATGTGCTTGGTGAAGCTGAAAAAACAGTTACAGACGACAAAAATACAGTAATTACACTTGAAAATATCGACGAAAGTGTAAAAGAACGTATAAAAGAAGTTAAAAAACTACATAAGGCTGAAAAAAATGGCTTTTTAAAGAAAAAAATACAGCAAAGAATAGCAATGTTATCAGGAAGTGTTGGAATCGTTCGTGTTGGTGCTAATTCTAAGGTTGAATTAAAAGAAAAACGCGATAGAGTTGAAGATGCGATATATGCTACAAAAGCTGCATTGAAAGAAGGTATTGTACCAGGTGGTGGTATTGCCTTGTTGAATGCTTCTCAATGTATAACACCTGACAACGTTGGAGAAACAATACTGTTGAACGCGATTAAATCCCCATTTGAGACAATACTTTCTAATGCAGGTATAGAGCACACAGGACCTTTGTCATCTGATGGTAAAGGAATAAACGTTGTAACAGGTGAAGAGGTTGATATGGTACAAGCTGGGGTAATAGATCCAGTACTTGTAACTAAGACAGCACTTAAAAATTCTATTTCTGTGGTGATTACTATTATATCTGCCGATTGTGTAATTTCAAATATTAGAATCAATGAAGGCAGTTAATTACTATATAATAATAGATCTTATTAAGAACGAACCTAAAAAAGTAGGTGGATTAATATTAACAGATGATGTTAATGAGGACAATAGGTACTTAAAAGCAAAAGTCGTATCTGTTGGACATAATGTTGAAGGAATAAAAGAAGATGATATTATTTACTACGATAAACACGCTGGACATGGTATTCAGCATAAAGATAAATTTTACGGCGTTATAAAACAACAAGACGTCGTATTAATAGATTAAACCCAAACCACAATCCAAAAACCTTAAACATAAAACAACAAACAAATTAATTATTAACTAAAAACAAAACAAAATGAAATATGTAATTTTTCATGACGCTGCTGATGCTTCATATTGCAACACAGTGGACAACTTTAGAGGAGCTTATGCTACTGAGCAGGTAGTTACTGCTTATTTTTCGACTGCAGCTGGTTATGGTGCAGGTGTTACTGGTGGGTATGATGCTGTTGCAATGGCATGTACTGACGGTGAAGAAGATAGAGCTGTAGAAGAACTATGTGCTGCTATGACAAAAAATCAACCAGTACAAATAATTGCTGATGATGTAAATTCTGTTTATGCTTGTCAAAATATTACCGCTGTAAATAGTATTACTTTAGGTGCTACTGGTAATTTTAAAACAGTTGTAGCTTTAACAAGCGCTACAAACATAGAAAAAGCTGATTCTGGAAAAGTATTTATGCTGACTCAAGCTAGCGCACATAGTCACACTTTACCAACAGCTGCTGACGCAGGTGCTGGTTGGAATGCTAAGTTTATCTTAAAAACTGCTGGTGGTAATGCTGTAAAAGTTATACCTGATTCTACTGAAGATACATTAATAGGTATGATTCCTTCGGCTGACGGTGCTGCTGCTGAATCTGCTGAATCTGGAGTTGATGAAATAGTATGGGTTGCTAGTACTGCCGCTGCTGGAGACTGGGTTGAAGTTGTATGTGATGGATCAAACTTCTACGTATTCGGTCAAGAGCATGATGCTGATCACATGACAATATCTTAATAGTTAAATATTGAGACTAACCGCGCAGGATCTGCGTGAAATGAATATCCTTAAGTATTACAGGCTCGTTAGAAAATGGGCCTGTTAGAATTATTAATTTATTTAGATTGTAAAGAAAGATTTACACGACAAGAGTTTATAGACGGAGTTTACACCATGAGCTGGGATAAGAACCGTTGGGAGAGACTCAGAAGAGAAGGTTGGATAGAAGTTTGGAGACATAGGAATCGTACTACTATAAAGTATTCTGTTTTCAAAACATCATTCAAATGTTCTCAATTAATAAGTAGAATATATAGAGTACTTCTAGGTGAAGAAGATTTACCGGTTTCAGAAAGAAGTATATTTTTTAATAATAAATCATATACAGATAAAGTTTATAATAAAGCTATAGATGATATGATAAAAGACAAAAATAGATAATTATGCCAGGAGGAAGTAAAAAAGGTGGGGGTTTAGAAGTTAAAGCCGCTTATAAAATGAAAAATAAACCAGGTACTTGGCTTGGTAGAACTTTTGATAAAATATTTAATAGAAAAAGAACAAGAAACTTAGTTACTGGAGGTTCGAATATAACAAAAGGTCCAAGAAGAAAGTGGCTAAGAAAAAAGAAAAAGTAACATGGGATTTAAATTAGGATCTGCAAAAAAAGTAGAAATTACTAGTGGTGAAATCAGAAGTAAAATGAGATTTCATAAAGAAGCTGGTGATGCAGATTTATCTGTACCTGGAACACCTGTTATTAGAAAAAAATTAGCACCTGGAATTTTAGGTGAAGCTAATATGGATGGAAGCATATATGTTAGTAAATCGTTAGATCCAAATAGTCTTGAAATGAGACAAGTGATTAACCATGAAATGGTACATGCTACAGATATGAAAATAGGTAAAACAGGATATACGGATGATTATGTAATGTATGATGGGGAAAAATACCCTAGAGAAACAAGAAATGGTAAAGATATGATATTAGTAGATGGAGAGTGGAAAGAAGCTGGAGATGATGGTTTTCCATGGGAACATGATGCAAATAATGGTCACTCAATAGTATAAAAAATAAAATATGAATATATTAGGAATGCTTACGGGCGGAGGAGCAAAAGATTTAGTAAAGGGTGTAGGTGGAGTTATAGATAGCTTACACACTTCTGAAGAAGAAAAATTAGAAGCTAATCAAAAAATAAAAGAGTTAGTATCCAACTACGAAGTAGAAATGGAGAAAACAATAACAGAAAGATGGAAAGTTGACATGAATTCAGATTCATGGCTTTCAAAAAATATACGACCTATGGTTCTTATATTTCTAGTTGTAGCAACAGTATTAATGATATTTATTGATGCTGGTATGTTAACGTTTGAAGTAAAAGATACATGGGTTGATTTATTACAACTAGTATTAATAACCGTGATCGGTGCCTATTTCGGTGGTAGATCACTAGAAAAAGTAAAAAAATAAAAATATGGGATATTTTAACACAATAGTAAAACCAACAATAAAAGCTAGTGAACAAGCAGCTAATTCTGGTGTTTATACTACTCAAGATGTAGTATTTGATTGGCACGCTGTTGATATACCTAGAGGTGCGGCTAAATTATTAGGTGCTACAGCTATATTTCGACAAAAACATGGTAATGCGGGGCAAGAGTTTGCATTTGATTTAATATATGCAAAATCAATAAATAATACGGCTCCTAGTTCTTTGGGTACTAGTAATGCTACGGCAGATGGAACTGGATATTATAACAACGTAATTGGTAAAACCACATTTATAGCAAAAGATTATATGGCTGATATACTTGATAATGGTGTTTCAATCGCCTCCGCATCACAAGGCGGCGCTGATTCTGATAGTGTAGATATGGTTTTAGAATGTGAGCCTGGTAGTGGAACAAACGTTGGATATGATAAATTATATGTTGGAATGATAGTAAATGATAGCACAGGAGGTTTTGATTTTAGTACAGCGGCTGAAATAAGTAGAGCTATAACTATAGCAGACAATACGGGTAGTTTTGTTGACGCTGATGTAGAGGGAACAGCGCTTAATTTAGTGTTTGCTCCAGGAGACGTCATACACGCTGCGGATGATATAATTATAGGTGAAATAGATACTGTTGCTGCTAGCGCGGTAACATTTAAATTTAATGGTGAAGAAACAAGAAGCGAAACTAATTATACGGTTCCAGCTAATTTAGCCGCTTTTGTTACGCAAAATGGATCTGGTACAGCTGGTGATTTAGCAGATGGAGATGAACTTTATAATGTAAATCCTATAAAAATAATATTACATTTCGAGAAATAAAACAAATAAATTAACTTAAATTAAATAAAATGGCAAAAAATACAACTAAGAAAATTAAAGAAGTAAAGAAGGAAAAACCTTCTAAAATTACAAATGAAGAATTAAATAAAGTACAATCTATAATTAACGAGATTAATAGAGCGCAATTGGAAATTGGTAGCTTTGAAAGTAAAAAACATAATCTTCTACATCACGTAGCACAATCACAGGAAAAACTAGGTGAATTACAAACTGAACTTGTAAAGATATATGGAACTGCTGATATTAATATCCAAGATGGTACTATAAATCACTCAAAAGAAGATGTCAAAACTGATTAGAAAAATTACCGTAGGTAAAGATTATAAGGAAAACGCTATGCATTATGCAGTTGGTCAAGAAGTTTATGGTGGACATACTATTTGTGATATAATAGAAGAAGATGAAAAATATTCTATATATATTAAAAAAAATAAAGATGTTCTACCTTGGAAAGACTTTAATAAAAACATGGCGGTATCTATAGAATATAATTTAGAGTATTAATGAAAGCACCTTTTGACTTTATTATAGAGCCAAAAGGAAATAGATATAACAATACGACAAAAGTTGGTGACAAAGATCTTATATTAAATACAGAGATATTTAATCATCAATTTGTAAATAGAGAAGCTATTGTTAAATCTATTCCTACAGCTTTTGAAACAAAGATAAAAATTGGAGATACAGTAATTGTACACCATAATGTTTTTAGACGTTGGCATGATGTTAGGGGTAACGAAAAGAATAGTAGAAGTTATTTCAACGAAAATACTTATATTATAAAAGAAGATCAAATATTTTTATATAAAAGAGATAAAGAATGGAAACCTTTAAATGGCTATTGTTTTATACAACCTATAAAAGAAAGAAACCATTTAAGTATCGATAAAGAAGAAGCGTGTATTGGTATAGTTAAATATACTGATGGTTCTTATAAAAAAGAAGATCTTGTAGGTTTTACACCTTTCTCTACTTATGAGTTCGTTATCGATGGAAAAAGATTATATAGAGTTATGACTAAATTTATTACAATTAAATATGAATATCAAGGAAACGAAGAAGCGTATAATCCAAGCTGGGCACAAAGCTGTTGATGAACTTATTAAAGTTGCAAAAGAAGCTATTGTCGATAGTGGAGACGATATTACAGCTGACAGACTTAAAAACGCTGCTGCCACCAAAAAACTGGCCATTTTTGACGCTTTTGAAATACTCAATAGAATCCAAGAAGAAGAGAATATTATCGAGGGTAAAGAACCTGAAGAAAAAAAAGAAAGAGTCTTTAAAGGATTTGCAGAAGGAAGATCAAAATAATGTACGAGCAAACATTAGTTAAAACTGTAGAGCCCATAAAAAGGACTACTGTTACCCGTATGAACCGCGGAAAGAAATGGAAATACGGGTATAATAAAGAACACGATTTAATTGTATTGTCTCATAATGGAGTTATAGGCGAAATCATAGAGATACAAAATTTAATTATAGCGCTACCGAAACCACCTAAAGAAGTATATAAACATCCAAAGAATAAGTGGGTTAAGCAGGAATATCCTAAAGAGCTCCAAAGGATCAAAAACATATTCGATTGGAGGGGTTATCCGGAAAGCAGTAAAGAAAAATGGTACGATTATATAGACGAGGAATTTAAACGTCGAGAAGAGGGTTTCTGGTTTATGAACAATGGTAAACCAACCTGGATAACCGGTACGCACTATATGTATTTACAATGGAGTAAAATTGATGTTGGATCTCCAGATTATAGAGAAGCAAATAGACTATTCTATATATTTTGGGAAGCATGTAAAGCGGATAAAAGATGTTATGGTATGGCTTATCTAAAAAACCGTAGATCTGGATTCTCTTTCATGTCATCAGCTGAAACAGTTAATTTAGCTACTATATCAAGTGATGCTAGATATGGAATACTCTCCAAAACAGGTGCAGATGCTAAAAAGATGTTTACTGACAAAGTTGTTCCAATTAGCGTTAACTATCCATTCTTTTTTAAACCGATTCAAGATGGTATGGATCGACCTAAAACAGAATTAGCATATAGAGTACCAGCTAGTAAATTTACTAGAAAAAAGATAACATCAAACGAACAATTAGAGGAGTTAGAAGGATTAGATACTACTATTGATTGGAAGAACACAGGAGACAATAGTTATGATGGAGAAAAACTAAATCTATTAGTTCATGATGAAAGTGGTAAATGGGAAAGACCCGATAATATATTAAACAACTGGAGAGTTACAAAAACATGCTTACGATTAGGTAGTAGGATAGTTGGTAAGTGTATGATGGGCTCAACATCAAACGCATTAGACAAAGGTGGAGACAACTTCAAAAAACTATATTACGCCTCGGATGTCACTCAAAGAAATAGAAATGGTCAGACAAAATCTGGTTTATACTCTTTGTTTATCCCAATGGAATGGAACTACGAAGGATTTATTGATGAGTTCGGATTTCCAGTATTTGACAATCCTAGCGATGATGTATTCGACCCAGACGGCGAATTAATAGATGTAGGAATAATAGAACATTGGAACAATGAAGCTGAAGGTTTAAAATCAGATCATGACGGTTTAAATGAGTTTTACAGGCAGTTTCCAAGAACTGAAGAGCACGCGTTTAGAGATGAAGCAAAAAACAGTATATTTAACTTAGTTAAAATATACGAACAAATAGATTACAACGAAGGTATTGGTAATTCTGCAGTTGTATCAACAGGGAATTTTCAATGGGTTAATGGAATTAAAGATACACAAGTTATATTTTACCCAGATCCAAAAGGAAGATTTAAAATTAGTTGGTTTCCGCCCTCACACATGCAGAATAAAATTCTAATGAAGAAAGGTATAAAATATCCAGCTAACGAACATATGGGTGCTTTTGGTTGTGATAGTTACGATATATCTGGAACAGTAGATGGTAAAGGATCAAATGGTGCTTTGCACGGTCTCACTAAGTTTAGCATGGAAGATTGTCCACCTAATCATATGTTTTTAGAATATATAGCTAGACCACAAACTGCTGAAATATTTTTTGAAGACGTGTTAATGGCATTAGTATTTTATGGTATGCCATTATTATGTGAGAATAATAAACCTAGACTTTTATACTATTTAAGAAGAAGAGGGTATAGAGGTTACTCTATGAATAGACCAGATAAAACGTGGAACAAACTATCTATCGCGGAAAAAGAAATAGGTGGTATACCAAATTCAAGTGAAGACATAAAGCAAGCGCATGCCGCGGCTATTGAGATGTATATACAAAATCACGTTGGTCATTTAGGAGATGGAAATTATGGGAATATATATTTCAATGAAACATTAAATGATTGGGGTAGATTCGACATAACTAAAAGAACAAAATTTGATGCGACTATAAGTTCCGGTTTAGCTATAATGGCTTGTAATAGACATTTATATGCACCAAACGCAAAAATTGAAAAACCAAAATTAAATATAAATATCGCTAAGTATAGACAAAGCGGTAATATATCAAAAATAATTAAACAATAAATATGGCAGAGTCTGTTGTAAATAATCATTTTCCTAGTCAAGTTGTTAGTGACGCTGAGAAACTAAGTTATGACTATGGTTTAAAAGTTGCAAAAGCAATTGAATCTGAATGGTTTCACAAAGATAGAGGATATACTAGATATGTTATTAACCAAAATAATTTTCATAATTTAAGATTATATGCTAGTGGAAATCAATCAATTCAAAAATATAAAGATGAATTATCTATTAATGGTGATTTATCTTATCTCAATTTAGATTGGACTCCAGTTCCAATCATATCTAAGTTCGTTGATATAGTTGTAAATGGTATTGCGGAAAGAACTTATGATGTAAAAGCATATTCACAAGATCCTTATGGTGTAGCAAAGAGAACTGAGTATATGGAGTCTATACTTGGAGATATGGCTACACAAGAAATGAATGATTTTGTGCAAAATTCTTTTGGTGTAAATCTATACGAAAACGATCCTGATACTTTACCAGAAACAGAAGAAGAGTTAGAACTTCACATGCAGTTAACCTATAAACAATCTGTAGAATTAGCTGAAGAACAAGCTATAAATGTTTTAATGGCTGGTAATAACTATGAATTAATTAGAAAAAGATTTTATAGAGATTTAACTGTATTAGGTATTGGCGCTGTTAAAACTGGCTTTAATACATCAGAAGGTGTTACTATAGATTATGTTGATCCAGCTGATTTAGTTTATTCTTATACTGAATCTCCTTATTTTGAAGACATATATTATGTTGGAGAAGTCAAAACTGTTCATGTAAACGAGTTAGCAAAACAATTTCCACATTTAGAACATGATGATTTAGATGAAATAATTAAAAATAAATCTACATATAAAACTAATCATCACCACGTTTCTGGTACTTCTAAAGAATTAGATAATAACTCTGTTCAAGTATTATACTTTAATTACAAAACCTATATGAATGAGGTTTATAAAATGAAAGAAACTAGTAATGGTGGGGATAAAGCTATTAAAAAACCAGACACATTTGATCCACCAAAAGATAAAGAGGGTGAATATGAGAGATTACATAGATCCATAGAGTGTTTATATGATGGGGCTATAGTTTTAGGTACTAATAAATTACTTAAATGGGAAATGGCTAAAAACATGATGCGTCCTAAAAGTGATTTTACTAAAGTAAAAACAAATTATGCTATTGTAGCACCTAGAATGTACAAAGGTAAAATTGATTCATTAGTAAAACGTATTACAGGTTTTGCAGATATGATTCAACTTACTCATTTAAAGTTACAACAAGTTATGTCACGTATGGTACCAGACGGTGTTTATCTTGACGCTGATGGTTTAGCTGAAATAGATTTAGGTAATGGAACTAATTATAGTCCACAAGAAGCTTTAAATATGTTTTTCCAAACTGGATCTGTTATTGGTAGGAGTTTTACAAGTGAAGGTGATATGAACCCAGGTAAAGTACCTATTCAAGAAATACAATCTGGTTCAGGTGGAAATAAAATGCAAGCTCTTATAGGTAATTATAACTATTATTTGCAAATGATAAGAGATGTAACCGGTCTTAATGAAGCTAGAGATGGTAGCACGCCTGATGCTAAAGCATTAGTAGGTGTTCAAAAGCTAGCAGCAGCTAATTCAAATACAGCAACAAGACATATATTAAATGCTGGGTTATATTTAACAGCTGAAACAGCTGAATGTTTATCTTTAAGAATATCTGACATTATAGAGTATTCACCAACTAAGGACGCGTTTATACAGGCTATAGGTGTTCATAATGTTGCTACGCTAGAAGAAATGTCTAATCTACACTTATATGATTTTGGTATATTTATAGAATTAGCACCTGATGAAGAAGAGAAAATGATGTTAGAAAACAATATACAAGTAGCTGTTGCGCAACAAGGTATTGATCTAGAAGATGCTATTGATCTTAGAGAAATTAAAAATGTTAAATTAGCAAATCAACTATTAAAAATTAGAAGAAAGAAAAAGCAAGAAAAAGATCAACAAGTTCAACAAGAGAATATTCAGGCTCAAAACGAAGCTAATATACAAGCACAACAAGCGGCTGCACAATTAGAAATACAAAAACAACAAGCCGTTTCTCAAGCGCAGGCTCAATTAGAGCAAATGAAAGCGCAGATGGATGCTCAAAAACTCCAGCAAGAAGCGCAGATAAAAGCACAACTCATGGAGCAAGAGTTTCAATATAACATGCAGTTAAGGCAAATAGACATGCAAACATTAAAAGAGAGAGAAACACAAAAAGAAGATAGAAAAGATAATAGAACAAAAATACAAGCAACTCAACAAAGTGAGTTAATTGATCAAAGAAAAAACGAAAAACCACCTAAAAACTTTGAGTCTTCAGGTAATGATATAGTAAGTGGTGGTTTTGATTTAGGCGCATTTGAACCTAAATAAACAAATTTTATTAATTATATAATATTATATTATGGCAAAAAAAGCAAAAGAAGAACCAGTCGTTGATAATGAGATTGGTAAACTAAAAGTAAAAGAAAAAAAAGAACAACAACCTAAAGGAAACGAAACAAAAGGTGACGTAACAAAAGTTCAAGCTAAAATGAAAATGAAACCTATAGATATGGATAAAGAAACTATAACTAAGGTTGATTTAAGTAAACCTCAAGAAACAAGTGAAGAGAAACCAAGCGAAACTATAGAAGAGATTGTTGATGCTTCTTCTGAAGAGCAAAACACCGAAGAGAAAAAGGAGGTGCCAGTATTAGAAGAAGTTGTAGAAGAGGTTGATGATAAAAAAGAAGAACTCGCTACTGAAGCAGAAGAAGCTATTAAAGATAACATGGAAACTGGTAAACCACTTCCCGAAAATATCCAAAAATTAGTAGATTTTATGGAGGAAACTGGCGGTGGTTTAGAGGATTACGTAAAGCTTAATCAAGATTATTCTGAAATGGATAATCATACATTGTTAAAAGAATATTATACGCAAACTAAACCACATTTAGATTCAGACGAAATAGATTTTATGATGGAAGATTACTTTGCTTATGATGAAGATGTAGATGAGGAAAGAGATATAAAAAGAAAGAAATTAGCTTTGAAGGAGCAAGTTGCTCAAGCAAAGCAACACTTGGACAGTGCAAAGTCTAAATATTACGAAGATATTCAATATGGTTCTAAGCTCACGGGTGAGCAACAGAAGGCAATTGATTTCTTCAACAGGTACAACAAGGAATCAAAGGAACAGCAAGAAACAGCGGAAAAACAACACCGTACATTTTTAAACAAAACAAATCAATTATTCAACAAGGAGTTCAAAGGTTTTGAATATAATGTTGGAGAAAAGAAATTTAGATTTAATGTTAAAAATGTTGGTGATGTAAAAGAAACGCAAAGCGACATTAATAATTTTGTCAAAAAGTTTTTGAATAAAAGTAATGAAATGGAAGATGCTAAGGGTTATCACAAATCAATGTTTACAGCTATGAATCCTGATACTATTGCAAATCATTTTTATGAGCAAGGTAAAGCAGATGCTTTAAAAGAAAGTATGGCTAAATCTAAAAATATAAATATGGATCCCCGTCAACAATACACTGGTGTAGAAGATGGTGGTATCAAAGTAAGAGTATTAGGTGATAATTCTAATGATTTCAAATTTAAAATTAAAAACAATAAATAATTAAAAATTTAAAATTATGGCAATTACTGCAGGAAGTGTTCTAAATAGCACGCCGTCGCCTACTAAACAAGCGACAGCATCTAGTTATTTAGACTTAGCTACAACCGCTAATCAAGGTTGGGCTCAACAATATGTACCAGACTTAATGGAGAAAGAAGCTGAGGTATTTGGTCCTAGGACTATATCTGGTTTTCTTTCACAAGTTGGGGCTGAAGAGGCTATGACAGCTGATCAAGTTGTATGGTCTGAACAAGGTAGGTTACACTTATCTTATAAAGGAAATGTAAAATCAGCAAGCGCTGCTGGTGGTTTAGTAAGTGGTGGTATTATTGAAATTACTCATGATATCGATGGTAATGCTGTTACTGACGGTGAGGATGGTATTAGAGTAAATGATACTGTTATTATAGCTAGTGCTAGTGGGGTTGTTAAAGCTTTAGTAGCTGAATCTAATGTTACTGCCGGTGAAATCGACGTTGCTCCTTATGGAGTTGCATCATTAAACGCTGCTGGTATTACTGAAACAGCTAGTCAATCAGTTACTATATTAGTTTATGGTTCTGAATTCCAAAAAGGTAGAAGCTACAATACTAATGCTAATGTTGGTAACGATGGTACTGCTACTGATCGTAGAGGTTCTAACGAGCCGTCTTTCAAGTCGTTCATGAATAAACCAATTATCTTAAAAGATTACTATGAAGTATCAGGTTCTGATGCATCTAGAATTGGTTGGGTTGAAATTTCAACTGAAAACGGAGGATCAGGTTACTTATGGTACTTAAAAGCCGAAGCTGATACAAGAGCTAGATTTACAGATTACTTAGAAATGTCAATGTTAGAAGCGAAAATGGGAGGTGGTTCTAATGCTGGTGCTACTGGTCATCCAGTTGTATCCGCGGCTGACTTAACTGACGACGCTTTCGATTTAACTGCTGATACAGCTACTGGTACTCAAGGTTTATTTGATGCTATTGAGACTAGAGGTAATGTTACTTCTGGTATTACTGGTGGTGGTTCTGATTTAGCTGAATTCGATGCGATTTTAGCTGAATTTGATAATCAAGGTGCTATTGAAGAAAACATGATGTTCGTAAATAGAGCTACATCTTTAGCTATTGACGATATGTTAGCTTCTATGAATTCTTATGGAGCTGGTGGTACTTCTTACGGAGTATTTAACAACTCTGAAGATATGGCACTTAATTTAGGTTTCTCTGGTTTCAGACGTGGATCTTATGATTTTTATAAGTCTGACTTTAGATACCTAAATGATAAAGCTACTAGAGGTGGTATTAACTCTGCTAACAGCGCTAGTGCTATTAGAGGGGTTATAATCCCTGCTGGTACTTCTTCAGTTTATGATCAAACTGTTGGACAGAGTATGAAGCGTCCTTTCTTACATGTTAGATATAGAGCTTCACAAACTGATGACCGAAGAATGAAAACTTGGGTTACTGGTTCTGT